CTTGCCTCCGCATTCCACCTTGGTGGTGCGACGACTGGTGAAATGAACGCCGCCATTCTGAACTTCTCTCACGCGATGAGTTCTGGACACATGAACCTTCGTGCCTTCAATTCGTTGACTGCCGAAGCCCCTCTGTTGCTTCGTGCCCTTGCAAAGCAAATGACTGGTGGCAACATGGACGCTCTGCGTCTACTCGTCTCTGCTCACAAGGTTGGAGCGAAGGACATCGTTGACGCTATCCACTCTGTTCAACCGGAGTGGGACAAGCTGATTTCTAATCGTCCTGTGACTGTTGAAATGGCCCTGACCCGTATCAAGAACACATGGTTGAAGACCATTGGTGAAATGGCTCAGGACAATCAATTTAACTCCGTTCTGGCCGAAGGACTCGGGCAAGTCGAGAAGATGATTCCCCGCTTCGTCAAGGGCCTCGCTGAGGCTTTTGGTGAAGCCTTGAAGTGGATCGCTGCTAACAAAGACAAGCTTGCCGAAATCTGGACACAAGTTCAAGGCATCGTCAAAGACGTGCTGAAGTTCGGTGAAGCTATCGCCTCGTGGGTTGGTGCTATCGCTGGTGCAGGAAACGAATTTAGTATCGTTGCTGAAGTCATTTTCTCCATCCGCCTAGCCTTTGCCTTCCTGCAAGACTCACTAGTCATTATCAAGAACAGCTTCGTAGACATCGGCGCAGCTATCGTTGACTTCTTCTATACACCGTTGAAGTGGATCATTGAAGCCATTGGGGCTACTGTCACTGGTTTCAGCAACCTGTTGAGTCTTGCAGCCGCTGGTGCTCGTGCCCTCGGTAAGAATGAACTTGCTACGACACTGCAGAATGCTTCTCACGCAGCCGCTGACGCTGGTACACGGATCACAGACTTCGCTACCAACGTTAGCGATGGATTCAAGGCTGCTCAAGAGGGTGCTGAGAAGTCTACAGCGGCGATCCTTGACGGCAAGGGTGCTGTAGGTGCACTAATGAACGACCTGGACGAAGCTTCCCAGAAGCAAGCTAAGCTTAAGTACGATGAGAACTTCAACAAGAACCCTGGACATGCCCCTGACCCTAAGGCTATCCAACTGGCGGAACGTCTGACAAAGGAATACGAACGTCAGGTTGAAAGCATCACGGTTCAAATCGATCAACAGCACGAGATGATTACGGGAATGATTGCCTTCGGCCAAGAGTATGAAAAGCTTGGCCCAATGCAGAAGCAAGCAATCAAGTTCCAAGACGCTCTTGCTGAAGCTCAACGTAAGGGCGCTGACGCGCTCGCCATTTCCCGTGCGAAGCACTTGGTAAGCCTTGCTGACGAAGCTG